GTATATCTTTATTCGCTTATAACCGTCGATACCGGGGAGCGTGTCCGAAAGGAAAACGCGACCTCCTTCAGCTTTCCTCGAGTAAAGAGAATCCGAACGCTCAGGGCGGAAACCGCCATGAGACCGAATATGAGATAATCCCAAAAGGGCCTCTCGTAAATGGTCATCGTTTAGATCTCCCTTCACATAGATAGAGTAAGAAGGATACACATAGTCGGCCCCAAGAGCGTAATAACGCTTGCGAGGCTTGTAGGTGTAGGTTTCGAAAGTCACGCCAGACCAACCAAGATCCCGATTTAAAGGAGACGGTGTAAAATCACCCAAAAGGTGACCATCACCATACCCGTCGGGGCCGAAGATTTGAAGACTTTCGTCTATGAATCCTCGGACAATCTCGGCTGGCTCGGGCTGCATCGCTCGCGCATAGAAATTATGCAGAACGAAGCATGTGTGACCCGATAAAGGCTCCTTGACGAAGCAAGGGCGAACATCGATACCCCGATAGTAGTCCTTTCCGCAGCTTTCGCGGAACTCACCATCCCAAAAGCTCTTTTTCCCGTTGACTGCAAAACCGCAAGCGGTTAAGCATTCGATGAGAAGGGGAACCGCATATACTGGGACGATAATATCGTCCCCGTATACAGCGACCTTGGGAAGGTCTTCCTTGTGGACGCAACCTTGAACGATTGCGTAAAAGAGCAGAGTCTCCAGGGGAAAAGTAAAACCGTTCCCCATCGAGGCAAAGCACTCCGACTTGAACACGGAACCATCCTTGGTAACGAACTCACGAGATCTAAAAGATCTCAAGAGGTCCCACCAATCAAATGGTAACATGCTCTCGACGAAACCACAGGAAATGAGGTCAGAGGCACTACTCAGGTCCAGTGTTGCTAAAGCACCGGTGATTGACCCTTCACGGGCCAACCTTTGATTGCGGGTTTGGTCCCGCAAATCAATACCTGCCATGCGCAGACGATCCGATATATGATCACCAATCCCTAGCTGGACGAAACCGTCCAGCGTCGGAGCTTT